ACAACGCGCCGACCATCAACAATCAAGGCGGCGGATCGCAGGCTGGTGAGCTCAACGTAGCAGCGGCCGCCAGTGGCTACAGGACTCCTGCCGACATTGGATCATACTCGAGAGCCTCATACACCTCTGCATGATTAAGGGGGCCGAAGCCCCCTTAATTTTAGTCCTTAGCCAGGTTCTTAAAGAACGCCATGGCGTCATCATCATCGTCATCATCAACTGTGCTGAGAGCCTTCGGAGCCTGTGGGGCCGGAGCCGCCTTAGGTGTCTTGCTCTCGAGCATCTCATCGACCACGCTGGCGCGTGACTGACCTGACGCTGAGGGGATTCCACCCTCGAGGGCAAGGACGCGAGTCAGCTTAGCCTTGAGCTCCTCGTACGACTTGAAGTTCTTAGGGTTGAGGAACTCCTGCAGGGAGTGCTCAGACTTCCAGATCTTCTCGAGCTGCTCGTCGTCCTCCAGGAGAGGGGCGACGCGATCGAACTCAGACTTGTCGTAGTTGCGGTAGCCCTCGACGTTGCGAATCTTCAGCTTGAGACTCGCGCCTTCCCAGAGGTCGAACGGGTTGATCGGCTTCTCGTCCTGAAACTGCGGGTTCATGATGTCGTTGATCTTGTCAAAGATCTTCTTGCCGTAGCGGTAGAGGAAGACCTTACCGTTGTTCTCAGGATGAGCCGGGTCGTTCACCACGTAGATGTTCGACACGAAGTAGAGGCGACGCTTCTGCTTGCGGACGATCTCCTTGTTAGCCTCGATGCCGGAGTTCCAGAGCTGAGTGTTGTACTCAGACACCGGGTCGTTCTTACCGAGGGTGGTGAGAGACTTCTCGATGTACCAGCCACCGGGACCCTGGAAGCCGTGGTCCCAGAGACGGACGAACGGGACGTCCTCGTTAGCAGGAGCGGGGAGGAAGCGGATCACCGCGTAGCCGTTGCCAGCCTTGTCGACGTCCGGCACCCAGAAGCGGTTGTCGTCAGACTCGCCTACGACGGTCTTGTTGAGTTTACCCATCTCTGTGGTGAGGGTACTCATGAAGGAGTCGCGCGAGCGCTTGAGGGAAGAAAAGTCAGTAGCCATTTTGTTGCTCCGTATGTTTGGTTCGTATGGATGTATTGCTATGTGTGTGGTGTGTGTAAGCCACCATTAATATATATACCACTTCACATATTTTGTAAACACTTTTCTTTGATTATTTTCTCACACCTGTCATGGTCAAACTCAAAGAAGCACTCATACTTCTGAATGAGAAGGGAGTGATGAGACCAGATCACGTCGTCTACCATGTTCTTGCTCCAGTACCTGAAGCTCCTGGTGACTGACAGTAGAATGATGAGGGACTCTATAGCTATCTCACCCCTCAGGTACATCTTAAAGAGAGGCGGCTGAGCGTTGGCTGGGACCGTCATAGCCGATTGAAGGTCGTCGATCTTCTCTAGATCTTTCTTAAAGGAGTAAGTCAGCGACTGCTTTCTCTTAAGCCAGTCTTTATAGATGTTCTCGCTGTCGGAGTCGTTGACTATCTCTCCGATCCAGGTGTTAACCCTGTCCTTGTGAGTCAGGTTGGCCACCAAGTAGTCGACGACGTCGTCTCGCTTGGCCAGCTTGTGAAAGAAGAACTTATCGGGTCTCTTCTCGAACGAGGCTAGCGTGAGCTTTAGTTTTCCGTTATATTTCTTGAAGTTGTAGTCAGGGCGGGTGAAGTGCTGCTTCAGTGCTACGTAGGTTGAGTACGCTTCGAAGGGCGTCATGATGGATCTCAGATTGGGAGGCGGGCGGTCTTTTCTACTAGTCGAAGTCCCTCGCAGTCTTTCTGCAGCTTAGACTTGATTATCGGGTGCTTCTTGACCAGCGTCGCTACAGACTCTACCTCGAGGTTGTGTTTCTCGACATAGAGGAGAATCGCGTCAAGATAGTTAATGTTGTACTCGATGACGAGAGTCTCTATCTCGACAAAGAAGTCAGTTGGTTGTCTTACAGAGTTTATCTTCATATTATAACTGTATCACTTTCCCATTAGTCTGTCAACTAGTTTCTGAGTCAGTTCAGGTATGTTTTTTTCTAAGAACTCTAGGATCGGATAGCAACCAAATCCTGCAATCATAAGGACACCATCTCTGTACGCGAAGTCTTTAGGTAGGAAGCTGCCGATCAAGTTACCAACGAAGAATCCAAAGAACAGTGTTATGAACAAGAAAGTATACGAGAAGCTTCTACCATTTCTTACGGCATAGATCACGTGGGCGAGTGCACCGAACATGGCCATGAAGCCGCTGAGAATATAAACTTTCATTATTTCCCAAGCTGAATCGTGGTCGTACATCAATGGTTCCTTATGGTTGTTTTTATTAATTTATAGTTTTGTAGCCATTAGGTAAATGATGTAAAACAGTGATCCTATGCTAAACAGACCGATTACCAGAACTAGAGACACGTCAACTATTAGCTTGTGTTGCGCTCTTATTCTCTCAAGCTCAGCCTTCCTCTGCTTAGCTACCTGCGTCTGAATCTTCATGACGTCGTCCCAGGCGTTCAACCCGTAGTTTGCGACCATGAAGTTCCTTAGCTCGTGCTCCATCTCATTAGCTTTTTGAAGAGCTACGTACGTGTCAAGAGACTCTTCTTGAACGGACTTTCCAAAGACGCTACTCTTAGTTCTAGCATGCTGTGATCTAATGTCCGAGATCGCCCCCATCCACACGCCGAGCTCTTTCTGCACGCCGTGGATTTCTCGGCCAAGTTCCATTCCCTTTTTAATAGTTTTGAAAGCAGTGGTAGCGATACCAAGGGCAGTGATCGGGTCCATTGGACACCTCCCCCTATGAGTTATCTCTACATCATAGAAAAAAATGTCAGCCCAAATCAGACTCTTGTGGATAAAGTGGGGGGATTCTGTTTCCAAGCTCCCCCCGAGCTCATTTACGCCGCTAGGGCATAAGATGGGGCAAAGTTATCGTTTGCACCTAAGTCGGTCTACGGTCTCTTCGTACCTTTATTACGCACGTCGATCCTATTTCGCCCCCAGCATAGACACTCCACGGCATGACTCGCGAATCATACCTGACCCGCGGAAGGAGTACCGGTTATCTCCGCATATATGTATTAAGTGGCGGAGTGTCTATGGTGGAGGCGGCGGGTACTGCCCCCGCGTCCGAAACGTCTATTCCTTACGCCTCAACGACCTTTGACCATACCTTATTTATAAATCAGTTGAGAAACATTGTCAACTGGAATCTCGAGTCTCATTCAAGACTAGGTACTTCCTGACTATTTGAAGCTGGTCTGTTATGATGATGAGGCGATTCTGAAGGTAGACGCTGTACTTGCTTCCCTTCTTATAGACCTCAAACTTACTTACCGTATTTGTCTCTGTAGGTTTCTCTGAGTCTGATGAATCCGTGGATGTGGTCATCTCTCTTCTCCATAAAGACCTGTGGACTGTCGTGCTCGACTGCTACTAGGATCACGAGCCGTGAGATAGGCTTTCCAGTCAGCTCCTCATACATGACCGCGTAGGCAGAAGCCTGCATGAAGTAACCCTGGATCCAGTCTCTCCTCTTCGGAGAGCTAGACGTCTTGAAGTCGATGACCGACAGCTTACCGTCCCACTCCGCTACGCAGTCGACTCGCCCGGCTACCTTGAGGTAATCGGAGTAGAGCGGCACCTCCTGCATGCGCACGTTGTCTAAGTGCTCGTCTAGTATTGGTTTAATACTAGAGAACATATTATATGATAGAATGTCAGCTGAGTCAACTAGTTGATTATTGATGTAGTCTTCACAGAGCTTGTGCATGCGAGTACCGCGGTTCGCCGCTCTCGTTGAGACCCTGTTAGCCTCCTCCTCACCGACTCTGGCTCGCCACTCCATGATGGCTTTCTTCCCGAGCATTCCAGTGATGGTAGTGACTGACGGATAGAAGAGACCGGAAGGAGTCTTATAGAACCTCCCGATCTCTTCTTGAATGGCTTCGAGCTCCTGAAGAGGCTCGCTCTTGACGTGAGTGAAGCTCTTAGACGAAGCCCATCTTTGACTTGTTGATGATGTACTCACGAACGAGTCCGGACCGAACGATGTCGTCTTCGTGAAATTCGACGTGCTCAAAGCTTTCAAGCCTTTCCAATATAGACATAAAGTCTATGAGACCTTGTCTCTCATCCTTGTACTTCAGGTCGCTCTGCCTGAAGTCTCCACACATGATTAACCTAGAGTGATCACCCATTCTCGTGATGAGAGAGTCGAGCTCATGGAAGGTCATGTTGTTAACCTCGTCGATCACCACGATACAGTCGTTCAACGTGATTCCTCTGACGAAGGACGTCGTCATGAACTCGATTGAACCCTTGTTCTTCATGATGTCGTAAGCGTCACCCCTTCCAAACAACTCGTTACAGATGTTGTAGTAAGGAAGCTCGTATACCTTGCTCTTGTCTTTTTGATTTCCGGGAAGGAATCCCATGTCTCTGGTAGGTACGACAGATCTAATGACGTAGACTTTTTCATACTCTCGATCATTCAACACCGAGTCAAGCGCTAGGTAGAGAGATATGAAGGTCTTACCAGTTCCAGGGAGACCGTGGAGAAGAAGATTCTGCCCGGCGCGGTAAGAGTTAAAAGCCTTGTACTGACTGTCAGTCGAAGGACGGATCTGCTTGAGTGACAGTCCGGTTTTTTCTTTTCTTAGAAGCTGTTGAACTATTTCCTCTTCGCCTATGATGCCCTGTCTCTTTAGTTTTCTTATTCTTGATCGAGAAAGTGACTTCATCGAGTCTCCTTACCAGGTGTTGACGTTTCCTCTTGGGTGTGCTTTTTTCACTTTGTCGAGTACATCTCTAAATCCGGAGTCAGGCTTCTTTATGCCTAGACGAGTAGGGTCGGCTATGTTCATAGCCTTGATGACTTGGCGTAGGTGGGGGTTCTTAGACTTGTAGTCGTCTAGCTCTGAGATCGGCATCGATATGTCGAACTCTCTGTCTAAGTCTGGATCGTAGAACGTATAGTTAGCCATTGATGATTATGCCGTGTTCTTTTTCCCAGAAAGCTTTAACTTCATCGGGGTTGAGATAGTCGTAGCCCTTCTCGTACATCTCGCGAATGACGATCTTCTCAAACTCAGTGATGTTGTCGTACTCGTAGTCTTCAACTACAAACTTATCTTCGACCATAGCTGTCTTCGATCTCCATCAGAGCTGCGATATTCTTAGACTTTATAGCAGAGTTAATCTTCTTGTTTAAGTTTTTTTGTTTCTGCTTCTTAACATCTTTAAGCGATAGATTGTACTCCTCAAAGTCTTCATAATCGCCGCGATGATAAGACTTGTAACCTTTTCTCTTCATGTGGGGACTAGTCCTGGAAAAGCTTTTTGAACGAGCTTCTTGTTGATGGTCTTATAGGGAGACTTCTTGTCCTTCATTGCAATAAGGAGTTCTGCGTCTTCCTTGTGAACATACTGTAGGATGTCTATGAAAAGACTCTCACGCTTTACCTTCGTCAAGTTTTGATTACCTCCCTTGACGAAGAGGTACAGCCTCCTAGCCTCCTGGTAAAGGTTGCCGTACTCATCAAACTCAGATGGCTTGTATGGAGGCGCGCCAGGAGGAAGGAGGAACTCGATGTCTGGATGAAACATATGGACCAGGATAGTCCTTAGGGTTGGGTTGTCGTTGCGACGCAGAAACTCGACTCGCGTCTCTGGAGTCGACTGCTCAGACGCCTCTTTTAGGATGGAGGCTATGGTTCTCTTCTGCATTATTTAGAACTCACTAATGTTTTCCATCAAGTTCTTCAACTTGTGTGTTACGAAGTAGTTAAACATCTTTGACCGGTCCTTACCAGCCTGCTCTCTGTATTTATTAACGATCGTCTCTCTAATGTCGCTAGGAATGCACTTAAGGTCGATGAGAGTCTGGTTACGTTTCCACCCGCGGATGATCTTCTCGTCCAGGGTGCTCACGTCGACTGACAGCCACTGCTCTACCTTCTTACTGGAGATAGGGGTCTGTCGGCCGCCCTCAACGAAGACTCCGTCGGCTGACAGGATGTTAGGGACGCCGTCGCCGCGGTCGCCGCGGATGATGTGCTCCTTGAGGAAGGACTCCGGGTCGTCGTGGCGAACGAACTTCTTCTTGACGGGATCGTACTGCTTGACACCGATGTGGCTGTGCAGCTGGATAAAGTCCTTGTCACCAGAGATGATGAGGGTCTTCTCACTGAGGTGGCGCTCGTCCTGGATCAGGGTGGCGATGATGTCGTCAGCCTCGGCGCCGTCGACGCGAACCACGCGATACGGGAAGTACGTGCTCAGCTCCTCCTTGATGCGGTCGAACACCTCGAAGATCAAGTTCCAGTTGAGCTCGCTCTCCTCGCGGGCCTTGCGACGGTGAGCCTTGTAGTACGGAAAGATCTGCTTGCGCCACGAGTTACGGCCGTCGCTGGCGATGACAAGCTCACCAAACTCATCCTTAAACTTGGTGTTCAAGGAGCGAATGGTGTTCAGGACCATGTGCCGAAGCAGCCCTTCTTCTAGATCGACGTTATGGT